TATGCCGAATTAGACAAAAAAAGACAAGCCGATTCACAAAAACAAAAAAACGCTTTAGATAAAAGCGTTCAAGAGCAATCATCAGCAGAACAAAAGAAGGCCGCCGAGATTAAAAGAGCCTTTGCTGAAAGAGAAAGAGCCGAAAAGCAAAGACAATCAGAGCAAAAGGCTATGCTCGCTCAAGAGCTTAAAGACTTTGAGAATATCAATAGGTCTAAAAAGGCTGCACAACAAATTCTTGATGCCGCAAAAAGAAAATCAGATGCGGATGAAAGAGCAAGACAAGCACAAAAAAGAAAGGATGATGCGGATGCAGCTAAGGCTGCGGCTAAAGCGGCTAAAGAGGCCGCCGATGCAAGAGCGGCTCAATCAAGAGCCGAGCAAAGAGAGATTCGTGGAGGATTCAATAGAGGAGGTGGAAGACAAAGAACTCAAGACTTTGGCCCGCTTGGAAATCAAGTAAACTTTATAGCCAGGGCGGTTGCTAACTCAAGTAACAACTTTGTTCGCTTACAAAACGTAATTGCGCGTACCGGAGTTGCTCTTGGAGCTATTACGGCTGGTTCGGCTATTGCGAGTATTGGCCGTCAAGCCATTAATGCCGCAAAAGACTTTGAAGTTCTCAAGGTTTCATTTACCACGCTTCTTGGCAATGCCGCCGTAGCCGAACAAAAAATTAGAGAGCTTCGCACATTTGCCGCCGAGACTCCATTTACTACCGATGAGGTATTTAAGGCTTCAAGGATTCTTCTTGGTTATGGCATTGAAGCCAACAATCTTTTGCCAACACTTAGAAAGCTTGGTGATGTTGCGGGTGGTACGGGTGCTCCGCTTGAGAGATTGGCACTTGTATTTGGGCAGGTTAGAGCGGCGGGTCGTCTTTATGGACAAGACTTGCTTCAATTGATTAACGCCGGATTCAATCCGCTTCAAGAAATATCTCAAAATACCGGCAAGTCTATTCGTGAATTACGCGAAGAGATGCGTAAAGGCAACGTAACATTTGATGACGTTAATGATGCCTTTACTCGCGCAACAAGTGCGGGCGGTAAATTCTATGGACTTACTAATGCACTTGCCGAAACAACGGCGGGTAAGGTTGCTAAGCTTGCCGAGGAATGGCAAACGCTTTCTATTCAAATTGGTGAGGGTTTATTGCCCGCTTTCAATTTGCTTGTGGCCGCACTTAGAGGTGTTGTAGCGTTTTTGGCAGACCTTCCAAAAACTATAAGCGAAAACAAACTTACATTTACGGCACTTGGAACAGCAACGGTTTATTTGACAACCGCAATGTTTAGGTACGCTCAATTGCGCTTGATTGTAACGGCAAGAACGATTGCCGGAAATGTAGCCGATAAAGCGAGCTTAATTACCAAAGGATTGATTAGGGCAACCGTATCAACATTAACGGGGGCGTATCAACTTTTTACGGGCCAAATGACAAGGGCTACCGCCGCAATAAACATTCAAACGGCGGCTCAACAAAGATGGAATGCGGTTCAAAAGGCAAATCCACTTGGTATTTTTATAACTATACTCACAACTATTATTAGCCTTTATTATGCGCTAAAAGATAGTGTTGATGAAGCAAATGATGGATTTGTAAACTCAGCCGAAGCTCTTGCTAAGGTTGATGAACTTGCGGGTAAATCACGCGAGGAAGAAAAGAAAAAGCTTGATGACCTTTATGAGTCTATTAAAAAGACTAATTCGGGCACGGAGGAAAGAAAGAAATTACTTGATGAGTTAAATAAGACATACAAGGTAAACGCTAAGGACATAAAAGATGAAACTCAATTCTTGTCCGACCTTAGCCTTCAATATGATAAAGCGGCTATATCGGCCGATAACTTTGCAAGAAGCGCGGCATTGATTGAGGTTCGCAAAGAGCAATACACGCAATTATTTGAAACAATTGGTAAAATTAGCGCCGAGTTTGAAAATGCCGCAAGACAAGGTATAAAGCCCGAAGATGTAATTGACCTTCCGAAATTCAAGGAAGAGTTTGGTGATTTTGCGACTTTTTCAGAGGATAACTTAGCAAGACTTGATTCGGTTGCAACCACTAATGCCGCAAATAATACAAAAAGAGTTGAAGACCTCACTAATGAGGCCGCAAATAGACAACAAAACCTTAGTAGAGCACAAATTGAATCTACGGCCTTAATATATAGAGATGCCGATAAAGAGTTACAATCTCAAAGTGACTCACTTGAAAGGTTTGGAGACACTGTTCTTGACCTTGGCACAAAAGCACTTGAGACAAAGACTTCTATTGGTGCATTGAACTCCGAGCTTAAAACAACCGAGGGAACTACTTTCTTTGACCCCGAAGAAGAGCAAAGATTAAAAAAGGCAACCGATGAGTTTGAAGACTCAATCAAAAGAAGAAAAGATGGTCTTGAAAGTTATTACGACCTTTTAAATCGTATAGCTAAGAACGACGAGGACATTAGAAAGAAAAGAATAGAGTTTAGAACGCCACTTCTTTTTGAAGGCGAGATTGAGCAATTACGCGCCGTTGAAAAAATAGAAGAGGAGGGTATTAGAAGAGAAATAAAAAGAGAGCAAGAAAAAATACAAAGAGAACTTGCGCAAGATAGAACTCTTCGTGAATTGCGTCAAAAATCATTAGACCTTCAATCCGATATAACCATTAAAGCAAATAAAGCGGCCACAAAAGAAAAGGCCGAAGAAGTAACCGCCGGATTGAAAGAGGAGCTTGACTTTGTTAAAAAAGCAATAACGGAGGAAGAAAGCCGTAGAGCAACTTCCGCCTCGAGGATTGGTCTTTTAAACACCGTTCTTCAACAAGAGCTTACAAAGCTTTACATAGACACCAATAAGAAGATTAACGACATTGAGCGCAAGGGCTATCAAGAAAGAAGAAAGTTGATTGAAGAGACTAAAAGTCTTTATACCGACCTTGCAATCTTTAGAATTGAAAACGAGGTAGAGGGTTTGCAAAAGCTCAAAGACCAAAGTGATGAGTTGCTTGAGGGCTTTTTTAATGTTGATGAGAATCAACCAGGTGCAGCAAAGGCTACAAGAAGACTTAAACAAATCGCCAAAGAGGTAATCGGCCAAGGAAAAGAGTTTAGCCTTTTGACGCAAAAAGAGATTGCGCAAAAAACAAAAGAGCTAAGCGAAAATGCAAATAACGAAATAAGTCGCATTCAATCATCTCTTGACGCTTTAAATAGCGACATCGCACAAGCTCAAGATGAATCGGGAACTCTTGGGGTGGGCCCAGACCAACCGGACTTGGGAAGTCTTTTGGCTCAACAAAAAGCTTATGAAGACCAAATAGTTGCAATAAAAACAAAAACCAATGAAAGAGTTTTTGGTTTAAGTGAAGATTACTTTGATTACTTGAGAAGGCAAGATGAGGAGTTAATTGCTCTCTCGGTTAAAAGGGAAGAAGAAGAAATCAAGAGAATAAAAAGAAAGTATGATGTTGACATACTCGCCTTTAAAAGCAATGCGAGCGACTTGATTAGAGCCGAGCAAAACTTGGAACAGGCAAGAGCAAGGCAACAAAAGTTAAGGGCTCAAAACGCAAGTGCGGAAGAGCAAAGAATAGCCGATGATTCCGTTACAATAATGGAGCAATTGTATGAGGAGGAGATAGAAAAAACCGAGCAAAATGGCTATGAAATGCAACAGCTTACGGCACAAAAAGAGCTTGATATAACTAAAGAGCATAAAAAAGGAACGGATGAAAGAAGCAAAATAACCGAAGACACAAATAACAAAGAAAAATCGGCAAGAGAAGAGCTTAACAAGTTCTTTTATGGTGAAAACAAAAAGTATTATGATGCTTTAAAGAAGCTTGCCGAAGCTACCGCAGAATTGTTACGAGCTATAAATGAAGCGCAAATAAAACAAATTGAAGCTTCTATAAAAGCACAAGAACTTAAAGTGGCAAAAGCGGAAGAGATTGCCGACAAAGGAAACGCCTATATTCTTGAGGCTGAGCAAAAGAAGCTTGATGAACTAAATAAGCAAAGAGCTAAATATGTTCGTCAACAACAATCTCTTCTTGCCATTGAACTTGTGGCTAATGCTTCCGTTGCAATAGCTAAAGCCGCCGCCGCAGGAGCCGGATTTGCAACCGCTGCTACCGTTGCTGCAACGCTTATTGCTCTTGCCGCAGGTCTTGCCAAGGCGCGAGCAACTGCACAAGCCGCAATTGGCGGATTTGCCGAGGGTGGTTATACGGGAGACGGAGGCAAATTCCAACCCGCCGGAGTTGTACACAAAGGTGAATTTGTTGTAAATGCGGAAAAGACCAAAAAATTCCGACCTTTGCTTGAAGCTATTCACGAAGGAAGAATGCCTAATCTTGGAAAGGGAGTAGTTGAAAAGACGGTTGTTATAAATAACCGCTCAACGGATGAAAAGCTTTCAAGGATTGAAAAGGCTATTCGTGAGCAAAATGGTCTTAATTTGTCTATTGACGAAAGAGGAATCAATGGAATTGTTTCTCGCTTGAGTTATAAAGAACAAAGACTAAGAAATCAAGCCAAATGACAGCGGAATTAGCAATATATTTTACAGACCCAACA